GATACACAAGGACTTGACAATGTAATCAATATTGCAACAACAGGTATTGATGTATTTCAAACCTATCAAGGTGTTATGGCCATGTGTGGTGAAGACACATCTGAGTATGAGCAAACGATGCAGGAACTTGCTGGTGCAATGTCAACGTTGAATGGTATTCAAGGCATCTATAATACATTACAGGATAAATCAACGGCAATTGGTGGTGCATATCAGAAGATTGTCAAATTAATTACCACTCAGACAAAGGCTGCAACTGTTGCGCAGGAAGGCATGACCACAGCGCAAAAGGTTGGTGCAGTTGCTTCAAGAACTTTGAGTGTTGCGATGAAGGCAATTCCACTTATGCTCGTCATTGGACTTGTAACAGAACTTGTATTGCATTGGCAGGATATTTGGAAATGGTTCACCAAGACATTCCCTGTATTAAACAAATTAGGTGGTGCATTTGGTACATTCAAAGGCATATTGATGGGTGTTGGTCAAGCAATTGTCCATTGGGTAACTAACCCTTTGAAGACAATGGCAGCAGTTATGAAGAAGGTTCTTGCAGGTGATTTCAGTGGTGCAGTTCAAGAAGCCATTAATGGTGTTAAGAATCAGTTTACAGGAATTGGAAAGGCATTCAAACAAGGTTTCAATCAGCAGATAGCCAATGAACATGCAAAAGGTCAAGAAAAGATTAGACAACAAAGACTAAAGGCAGGTCAAGATGCCCTTAAGGATATGGAGGCCCAAGGCAAACAGAATACCAAGGCCTACCGAAAACAACTTGAGGCAAATCTTAAACTTCAAAAGAAAGGCACTGAGGAATATAAAGAAGCACAAAGGGCTTTGTGGCAATGGGACACCAATCAACATGAAAGAGCTGAACAGCAAAAGACCAATGCAACAAAAACAGGTGTTTCCAATCGTTTGAAGATAAGAAAAGCAGGTTATTCTGCAAGTTTGAAGGCTCAGGAGGAATACAATAAAAAACAAGAAGAGTTAGCCAAGAATGAGGCAGATATTCAAAAGAAGGCACTTGAAGACATTCAAAAGCAGCAAAGGCAGTATGTGAAGGACTTAAATGATTTGGCCCAAGAACAGACAAAAATTGAGATTGATAAATACAAAACAGGTCCAATAGAGAAATACACTGACGAACTTGAAAAACTTGAAGAACTTAAGAATGCTGCATTTTCAGCTAATACTGCAAATACCATTGCTGATTATTATCAAAATGCAGAGGAGTTATTTGCTAAGGTAAAGAAAGACTTTGGAACATTAGTTGATTTAGCCAAAGAGGTTACTGAACCTTTCGCTAATGACGAGAATAAAATGGGCCTGTTTTGGCAAGTATTGCTTGGCAAAGAGGGTACTGAAGATGAGCAGATAAATGAAGCTTTAAAAAAATTAAAAGGTTATACCAAAGAGGAATTAAAATTACTAGCAGCTTATATGTCTGAGTCATCAGTACTTCAGCATGAAGCTGAAATTGAAGCGCTTAAGAATAGACGTGATACAAATTCTGAACTTGAAAAAGGTTATAAGTCAACAATTGACCGCACGGAAAAGATATATGATGACCATTTAAAGGATGCTAAAGATAAAGCCAAAAAAGTACAACCTGTTTATAATAAATTATGGGGTTTCTTTGACAGGAAGAAAACTGAAGAAGCCTATGAGCCTGTTAGAAAAGAATTCGGTAATATTTTTAAAGATGTTGATAAAAAATATAGAGAACTTGAAAATCTTTGGAATGAATATCTTGCTACAATTATAATTTTATATGGTAAAGACAGCAATGCTTTTAAGGATGCACAAAAAGAAAAAGAAAAAGCACTTCAAGAATTCTTGGATAAGTATGACGAAGCAATGGCAGGTGCTAACCCTTCAGCAGCACCATCACCAAAGCAGAAAGGACTTTGGGATAAGAGTGGTTCAACCATTGGCAATATATCAGACATTCTTAAAGAAGCAAATGAGCAGTTATTCCAACCAATGGCTGATACTCTTTCAATGTATTGGGATATGGTCATTGATGAAATTCAAGACAAACTTGATACCATTCAGGATTTGTATGACGATATGACTGAAAAGGTACAGGACTCTGAGGAAAAAATCTCTGAAATCCAAGACAAAATGAAGGATGGCTCAAAGGCTGATACTGAGGCACTCAAGGAACAACTTGCTGACGAGCAATTACTCTATGCTCAGAGAGCTGCAAAACAAAAGCAGTTGGATAATGAGAAACAGGCACTTGAAGCCAAGCAGAAGAAAGCAGAGAAGGCACAAAGGAAAAATGATATGAGGGCCAACATTGCTACTGCAATTGCCAATACTGCAATGGGTGCAACCAAGACCCTGTCAGAATGGAGTTATCCACTTGGTATTATCTTCGCAGCAATTCAGACTGCATTTGGTTTGGCACAGGTTGCAATAATGACCGCACAATTATCAAAAATGGCTGAAGGTGGCATTATTAAGGCAGCAAATGGAACATTAATCAATGATGGACGTTCAGGTGGTGTTGCAGTTGGAAGAAGCCACGCTCAAGGAGGAATACCTGTTGTTGGAAGACCTTATGAGATTGAAGGTGGTGAGGCAATCATCAACAAGAAGTCAACCGCCAAGTACTTGGATTTGCTATCAGCAATCAACCAAGCAGGTGGTGGAAGGAAGTTAACCGCTGATGCTCAGATGAGGAAATTTGCAACAGGTGGTGTTATGAACTATCAGAAGATTGATGATGATATGAGAGCTAACAATCAGCAATCCCAAATTGCAAATGCAATCAGTAACATTGACTTCCAACCATATGTAAGGGTTGTCGATTATGAAAAAGCATCAGGTAATCTTGTAAGGGTTAGACAATTGGCAGGTTCCAATAAATAAATAAAAGGATGGGCAAAACCATCCTTTATTTTTTTAAAATAAAATGCTCTTTATATAAAATAAATATTTGAAATATTTTCAAATATGTAAAAAAGTTTAATCTGATTTCAAATGGGTAAATTTAGAATACCAATTTTTGATGTATTTGTTGATGACGATAGTCTTGGACTAACGGCAGTTTCTTTGGTTGATATGCCAGCGATTTCAGAGGACTTTATTGCAATGTCAAAGGCAGGTCAAAGGTTATGGTTCAATAAGGAAAAGCATGAGGTTGTTGGTCCATTACTTATTCCCAATCAATTAATTCTTAGATATGCTGAGGATGGTTCTGCATATTATATCCGTTGGAGCAAAGATACCATCAAGAAGGCAGCTGATAAGTATTTGATGCAAGGTAGGTTCAATAACATTACCATTATGCATGAGGATATTGACAAGGATGATTCTGAGAGGATGCAGGATAATGTGTATTTGAAGAAGATGTGGATTATCAATGATGCAAAATCAGACATTGCCAATGTTCAATATGGCTATCATTTACCTGAAGGAACTTTGATGGCAAAGTATAAAGTCTACAATCGTTCAATATGGCAGAGAATAAAGAGTGGAGAACTTCGTGGGTTCTCGATTGAAGCAATTGCCAGTCTTCAAAATGTAAATAAAATGTTAGAAATACAATATAACAAAATGGAAAAAAATAAAATTGAGATTACTGATAAGGCATTACAACTTTGGGATAAGTTTGTAATGTTTGTCAATCAAAGCGATGTTGCATCAGATGCAGATGCACTTGCAGGTGAGGCAAAGAAAGATGAGACTGATAGCGGTGAAGTAACTATCAAGTATTGGTTGGACAATGACCATTACCTTAGTGTAGATGCAGAAGGCTTTGTAAGAGATGAGGAAGGCAATCTTGTCGATACAGGTCAGTACAAGCTATCTGATGGCAATGTGCTTGAGGTTGGTGAAGATAATAAGTTTGTTGGTGTTCATGCTGCTGCTGATGCAAAGGATGATGCAGAACCAGCTGAAGCACCAATTGCTGAGGCAGAAGATAAAACAAGTGGAGAAACAAGCGGTGATACAGAAGTTAAAGAAGTTCCAAGTGGTGAAACAAGCGGTGATACAGAAGTTAAAGAAGAAGACGCTGAAGATAAAGCAAGCGGTGATACAAAGGCTGATGCTGATTCAGATGAGGCTGACGATATGGGCGATGACAAAAATCCTGATGCTTCAAATGAGGAAGAACCTGAACTCCCAAGTGATTTAGTACCATTTGAGTTGGATGGTGAGCAGTATTTGATTCCACAACCTGTTGCAGATTACATCAATTCTCTTGTTGGTAATGATGATAAATTACAGAAGGAGATGGCTCAGTTAAAAGCTAAGACACCTTCAGCAAAGCCAATTGGCAGTGTTGTAAAGCAGGGAAAAGAGTCAAAAGAGACTTATACATATACATTAACTGATGCAATCAAGCGATTAAATTGGAGAAAAGAGTAAAAATTTATTCAATTTACTCTTTATAAAAAAATTTAAAAATAAAATACTAAAAATATTTATAAATACTATGGCAAAAGACGCAAACAAATTTGTTTCGAATAACATAGAGTATAGTGTACTTAGAAATCCTGAATACTTCTATGGTTCATTAAAGAAGGCTCATACTCTTGCTAATGATTACATTCGTGTCATTCCAAATGTTACAAAGGATGTTTACTTGAAGAAACTTGCTGGTAATGGTACAGTTTCACAGGTTGATGGCAGAGATTGTGCATGGCAACCTACAAGTGGTGCTACACTTGATGGTGTAACGATGTCAGTCAAGAACTACAAGATTAATATCGAGCAGTGCCTTGAGGATTTGGATTCCATTTACTCAGAACAGGCATACAATACCATTGGTGCAACCAAGGACAAATTCCCAACTGCTGAAGCTGGTGCAGAAAGTCTTGAGGATGCATTGATGTTCATTATTCAGAATGAGCTTTCAAATGACATTGAGAAACTCATTTGGGGTGGAGAAGGTAATGAGGTTGCTGGTGTCAAGGATGGTATCGTTGACAAGGCTCTTGCTGATAGCACCACAATCAAGATTACAGGTCAGACGATTGACGCATCCAACGTTATTGGTGAGATTCAGAAGGTTTACAATGCAATACCTGACAGAGTGTTGAATGAAGGTGAGTTTGAACCTGAGAAGGCACCTGTTAAGATTTTCGTTGATATGACCACAATGAGATACTTAAAGCAGGCTCTTTCAACCACTCCTACTTCTTATCAGGTAGTTCTTCCTTCCTTCGCAGTTGAAGGTGGTAAGATTTACTACATGGGTGTTGAGATTGTTACTGTAGGTCTTCCAAAGGGCTTTATGGTAGCTGCTTCCAAGGACAACTTGGTATTCTTAACTGACCTTCTTTCTGATACTCAGACAATTCGTGCTCAGATGGGTAATGACTTGTATGATGAGGCCAAGTGGTATGTTAAGGGTGCTTATCGTGCTAACGCAGGTTACAT